TGTAAGTGGTAGTATGAAAAGCAAGGACAGAAAGGACGAGTATGATGAAGTCAGCGATACCGACAATAAAATCATTGTTGCAACATATGGTGTGGCGGCTGTTGGCATTAATATACCTCGCATTTTTAACCTTGTTCTCGTTGAGCCTGGTAAGTCTTTTGTTCGTGTTATACAGTCTATCGGGCGTGGTATTCGTAAAGCACAAGATAAAGACCATGTTCAGATATGGGATATAACATCAAGTGCTAAGTTTAGCAAAAGACATTTAACTGAAAGGAAAAAGTTTTATAGAGAAGCAAAATATCCCTTTCATATCGAAAAGGTAGATTATAGATGACAAAAATATTAACAGTAGAGAATCAATCATATGATTTGGACATGGTTCCTGAAGAGATTGAAGACATACGATATTGCGTTTTAGATTATAGCAACCCTAAGGAAGCCGACTATATTTTTGTCCCGTTGGTATTTTTAGAAAGTTTTAATGCACCAGCGGCAATATTACAAGTAGGACAGTATCAAGTAAAAGTTCCGTTGGATTGGAGTTTAATTGTTTGCGATCCAATGGTAGGAGATCCAGAAGTATTACCTGTTACAAGTTTAAATGACAGAGGATTTAAAGCCTTTGTGTTTAATCCACTTACAGGATTTTTACCTGAGTTCACTGAAATTGAAATTGTAAACATATATCAAGAAGTAAAATGGTATTTTCCAAAACTAAAGTTTGGACATATATTGGCTGTACCATTAACAGATAAAGAAAATAGTAAGTGTATATTTTTTGTTAAAGAAACAAATAAGATACCTGACATTTTAAGCACGGAGGACCTGTGGTAGAAGTTTTAGGATATATTTTAGTAGCAGTAAAGATTGTAGCACTAGGAGATATCACAGGTGTAGCACTTGATTACTTTGCTGATGCCAATACTTGTGTTACTCATGCAATAGAATTAGAAGCAACTGCACCATTAGGTGTGGGATATGTTTGTTTAGAGGACTTTGTAGAATTAAATGATAGTTGATAGTATTGAAACGACTGTAAATGCAATAATACAGCTAACACTGGTGATTTGGTTACTCGGCTTTTATATCGGATGAAAAGAAACAAACAAAATACCTGATGTACTGAGTACAGAGGATTTATGGTAAAGGAGAATAATATGACATTACACGAACAAATCGTACAAGCGTACGAAACATATCTTAAAGAACACGAAACGTGGGAAGGCAAAAGCACTAAAACAGCCGCAACACGGGCTCGTGCCGCACTTGGAGATTTAGGCAAGTTAACAAAAAGTCGACGTGCTGAAATCCAAGAACGCAAGAACGCAATGTAATGAGAGGACAAAGACGCTGGCTTAAATTGTGGGCGAGAACAGTAGGCATGCCTGTTGGTCTTAACGATGATGACAAGCCAGAGTTTTTGCCTATTACACAAAGTGATGTTCATAAAGCATTATGGTTCAGAACCTTCTGGATTGTCTTGCATATTTTAACATGTGGCTTTATAATAGTAGGTAACGGAAGGGTATTAGGATTATGGTAGAGTTAACTCCTGAAATATCTGATTTTATGGATCGGGTAAAACGACAAGATAAATTTACAAACATAGATTATATAACTCCGCTTATGGATCATTTTAATTTCACAGAAGAACAAGCAGAAGAAGTTAGGCATGAGTATGTAGCTGAAATATTTAGACGTATGCCTTATGGTAATCCTGATGAATAAACTTAGTATCAAAGAAGAGATGCGAGCTATAGACCAACGTGATAAAGGTTGGTGGGATAGTTTGACTGAAGAAGAACAAAAGAAAGTAGGCATTTTTATTTTAATGCGTTACACCAGTGCAGTACAAACAAAGAATCCAGATATAGAGTATCATTATCTAGCACTTACAAATGAGCTTGTAAACAAGCACTATAACATCTTAAGACGTGACCCTCAACTGCAACATAAGTTGTTACAGTGTGTTGGGTTGGGTACTACACAATTTCATCCTTGGATACCTCCTAGCAAACAGCGAAAAGGCAAATCTGGTAAACTAATAAAATGGTTGCAAGAACTATATCCAATATACAATGACGATGAACTAGAACTGTTAGTAGCCAACAACGACAAAAAAGATTTTGAAAACATAGCTGAAGAAATGGGCATGGATAAAAAACAAATTAAAGAGTTATTTAAATGACAACTGCTGAACAAGTAGTATCACAACTAGGAAACATACAAGTGACAAAAGGCAAATATACTTGTGAATATTGTAAAAAGAGTTTTCAACGTGAAAGCACTTTACTAGCACATAGTTGTGAAAAGAAAAGACGCTGGCAAGCTAAAGATAATCAAGAAGTCTTGGTTGGATTTGCAAGCTATGATTTGTTTTACAGAATAGAAATGCAAAGTAAACCTAAGGAATACAAAGATTTTGTTGATGGTCAATACTATACAGCCTTTGTAAAGTTTGGTGCATATTGTTTGAACACCAGAGTAATTGACCAAGAGCAGTTTACACGTTGGCTTATTAAGAACAAAGTTAAACTAAAAGATTGGCCCACTGACAAAATGTATTTGTTGTTTGTTCAGGATCATTGTAAACGTGAAAGTGTTGAACGTGCATTGGAACGTTTTGTAGAACATGCTTCACAAACAGAATATTTTGAAACTTTTTGGGAAACAGCCAGCGGATATGTAATTGCTGACTGGGTTGAAATGGGCAAGATAAGTCCATGGATTATTATAAGTAGTAGACGAGCTGAACGTGCTATTGAAAGCATGCCAGGCGAATGTGTTGCTAGAATTGCAAAGTGTATCGATGCAGATTATTGGAGTAAGAAGCGTCAACTCAATCCACATGATGCTAATTTTGTACAGGAGATGATTGATGGGACTACCTGATATTGATATAGACTTTGCTGATAGAACACAAGCATTAAAATTGTTCAAACATACGCCAGCCAAATTAAAAGAACGCAAGCATAACACAGGTGTATATTTTCATAGAGTACCGAGTAATCCATTTACTGACATCTGTACTATTGAACACACTGATGCTGACGATCACGGATTCTTTAAACTGGATCTATTGAATGTTAGTATCTATAAGGATGTAAAAGATGACGATCATCTTAAAGAATTAATGGAAAGGGAACCACTATGGGAGTTATTAGCTCACGAAGCCTTCGTAGAAAAAGTCTTTCATCTCAGCGGGCACGACAAACTGTTGAAACAATTGAAGCCACAATCGGTAGAACAATTGGCGGCAACGCTAGCAATTATCAGACCAGCCAAGAGGCACCTACAAGACAAAGGGTGGCCAACGATAATGAAAGAAGTGTGGACAAAACCACTAAACGATAACAAGGCTTATTATTTTAAGAAAGCCCACGCAATTAGTTACGCAATGGTTGTAGTTGTACACATGAATTTGTTATGTGAACAGTTACAGTCTGCGGACTAGCTGTATATTTCTACGTTTAACTCTTTTTTGTATTATATTGTTTAAACTTATAGTAGGACCATGCATTACTTCAAAATCTTTAATACTAAAAGTCAACAAACAACTTCTAAATTTTTCAAAATTTGTTTTAAAAATTATGTTAATGGGTATCATACGGTTTGTACCCCACCACCATTCTTCTCCAATTTCTAAAAATTCACGTTTGTCTTCTATGTCTTTAATGTTTTCGAAGTTATACATACTAGCAAGATTATTATCCATATTCTGTATTATGCCTACATATTCGTTGCCACCATACTTTATAAGTGTCAAAAAAGGAAATTCATCTAGTAGGTCCTGATATTTCTTTGGAATGTTGTTCATAGTAATTACTTATTCAAATAAATAGTTGTAAGGATTAGAAATATGTATCAAGCAACTGTATATCAATATAACCAAAGAGCTGAAACTCTTATACCTCAACGAAGAGGTACTAGCTATTATGGCCCAGATAATCACAAGCCAATGGTGGCTTATAAAGGACTTAATGTCGAATTTGATTTTTTTGTCAAAGATACTGATCGTAAACCTCAATCATTGGATAATAAAACGTATACTGCGACAGTGCTTGACAGAACTAGCAAAGCTAGTGTACTAACCAAAACACTTATCCCTACAGATTATTCCCAGGGAAAACTTGTACTCAAGTTAGACCATGAAGAAACTTTAGCTTTAGATGCAAAGTTATATGATCTTATAATTACTTATACAGTTACAGATGTGGGCGGAAGCTACGGCGGATTAAGTGACCAAAACAATAGAATTACTTTCGTACTAGAAATAAAAGATGGTGCAGTAGCAGAACTTAGACCAAGTGAAACAGTTAGTAATTTTAATCCAGATGGTAATGATAATATTGGTGACCGAATGACAGGCCCTGTACTCAATAACAGTATAAGTGGATTGAATACAGTGCAAGTACATTTTACAGACTACTTAGGTACATATAAAATGCAAGGCTCACTGAGTCTACAACCTCTATCAAGTGACTGGTTTGATATTAGTGGACAAACTCATACACTTAGCAGTATAACAACTGCCGTTAAATATCATACATTCGTCGGCATGTACTACTTTGTCAGAGTGGTTCATACACCGGATCTTGGAAACACTGGAACACTTGACAAAGTCATCTATAGAAGCTAATATAAAAACATGATAGTACTGGACTTTATTCGTCAGCAAATGCCTGGTGGTTGGAAACAAACTCCTAGTGGATGGATCAGTGGCAACTGTCCAATGTGCAATAAACGTGGACACAATCCAGATAAACGTGGCAGAGGTGGCATACGTTTTGAAGATGATCATTTCCAATACAACTGTTTTAACTGTGGATTTAAAACTGGGTGGAGTGATGGTAGACGTATAGGTGGAAAACTACAAGAACTATTAACTACATTTGGAACAGACCCCGCTGATATACAAAGAGTAAACTTAGAACTATTGCGTGAAGAAGAAGCAGGCGACATTGCTGGACAGTATATTGAAAAAGCAAAAGAACAAAAAGTACAAATTGATTGGCCCACTATAGAGCTTCCACCAAACAGTTATCGTATTGGTGAATATCCTATAGACGAATTGGATAAAAAAGAACTAGATAAACTTGCATTGGCTTGTACATATGTTATGAAAAGAGGTATGGACTTTCATGAACATTGGTACTGGTCACCTCATATGCATTTTGCAAATAGGATAATACTACCTTTTTATTACAAAGGTAACATAGTTGGATATACTGCAAGATGGTGTCCTGACAATAGACCAGATGCAATGCCCAAGTATTATAATAATATGCCCAAGAACTTTGTATACAACTTAGATGCACAAAAAACACATGATACTATAATTGTAACTGAAGGACAGTTTGATGCACTACAAATGGGAGGTGTAGCACTAGCAGGTAATACACCAAACAGTACACAATGTAAAATAATAGAAGAATTAGATAAACAAATAGTGCTTCTTCCAGACTTTGATAAAAGTGGCATGGATACTGTAAATGTAGCAGTAAAACAAGGATGGGCAGTAAGTTTTCCTGAATGGGAAGATGATATTAAAGATGCTAGTGATGCAGTGATACGTTATGGAAGATTATTCACTGTTCAGAGTGTGCTAGAAAGCATAGAAACAAATGCAACAAAAATTAAAATACTTGCAAAAGCTAGATGTAGGTAGTATAATAAAGGAATATTATGAGCGAAGATTATAGCACAGAACTACAGAAACTGTACATTGATTTCTTGTTAGCAGACAAGGATCTTTTCGTGCGGTGTAATGCTATCTTAGAAAGCAGTTACTTTGACAGGCAATTCAGAGATACTGTTGACTTTATTAAAAAACATGTTGAAGAATACAGTGATATTCCCATGCTAGAACAAGTAAATGCAGTGGGTAATATTGGTGCAAGTGATGTGCGAGCAACAATGACAGATGAACACAAAAACTGGTTCATGGACAACTTTGAACAGTTTTGTAGACACAAAGCATTGGAGGCGGCAATACTACAAAGTGCTGATAAACTTGAGAACAAAGAGTATGGCACAGTAGAAGGCATTATCAAAGCGGCAACAGAAATTGGATTGGCTAAAGACTTTGGCACAAACTATTGGGAAGATCCAGCAGGACGTATACAAAGTATAAAAGACAGTAGAGGTCAAAACAGTACAGGCTGGGAGACATTTGATAAATTTTTGTATGGTGGATTTAACACTGGCGAATTGAATATATTTGCAGGTGGTAGTGGTAGTGGTAAAAGTTTGTTCATGCAGAACTTGGCATTGAACTGGGCATTGCAAGGCAAGAATGTTGTGTACATTAGTTTGGAACTTAGTGAAGAATTATCTAGTATGAGACTAGATGCTATGCTTACTGGTATGGGTACAAAAGATGTAATGAAAAATGCTAGTGATGTAGAGTTGCGTGTTAAGATGGCAAGTAAAAAAGCTGGCGGTTTACAGATTGTACAAATGAAAAATGGTTGTACTGTAAATGATATTAAAGCATATCTCAAAGAGTTTCAAATACAAAACAATATTAGAGTAGATGCATTGTTAATCGATTACTTGGATCTTATGATGCCAGTAACAGTAAAAGTAAATCCAAATGACCAGTTTATCAAAGATAAATTTGTAAGTGAAGAATTACGAAACTTGGCAATTGAATTAGGTGTATTGTTTGTAACTGCTTCGCAGTTGAATAGAAGTGCAGTTGATGAGATTGAATTTGATCACAGCCACATTGCAGGCGGGATAAGTAAGATCAATACAGCAGACAATTTGATTGGTATTTTTAGTAGTAGAGCTATGCGTGAGCGTGGTCGAGTGCAGATACAATTTATGAAAACACGAAGCAGTAGTGGAGTTGGACAAAAATTGGATCTTAAATTTAATGTAGACAGTTTGCGTATCGAAGACCTAGATGAGGATGAGCAGGAAGATACAGGCACAACCAGTATCTATCAAAAACTAAAAACTAAAAGTTCAGTTGCACCTGCAGGAGAAACTGTTACTGAAAATAACTTAGATGCAAGTAGCAATGTTCTAGCAACTGATAGACTAAAAAGTTTACTAAGGAAAGCAGATTAATGAAGATCAGATTAGCAACAAAAAAAGAAATAAAAAAACATATGCCAAATGATCCGGTTAGACCACATATTAAGTCCGATTGGCGTACTTCTTTTGGCAGAGAAGTATTTGTATTAGATAACAAAGGAGAGGTAGATGCAGTCATCTGTGTTGCATATACTGACGAGATACCAAAATCAGAAAAAGATTTAAGTTTTCCTGGATTAGACGTTGCAGTAATGTATACTGTATGGAGTTACAAAAAAGGAGCTGGTAGAGAAATTGTTAACCAAGCACTTACTATGTTAAAAGCAACTAAACCAATGGTGCAAAGGTATGTAACACTAAGCCCACTTACAGATGTAGCAACAAGATTCCATCAACGCAATGGTGCATTTAATATTGGCGTACACAAGGAGTGTCAAAATTTTGAATATTTTTAAAAAGGAAGTTGCTGAAGCAAAGGTGCTGTGTACCTTATCTCTTATTATTTGTGATTCTGAACTACAAACACTGTGTATTAAAAATGAGTCATTATTATGAGCCTAAGTTTTGCCTGTAATTTGTGTTTGCATGCCATTGATGATTTTGCTCTTATTGTAAATGGATCCTATGTTCATTCTCAGGATTCTGCAACTGCCATAAGTGCTAGTCACCAATGCTCCAGCAATGATATTTACTAAATACTACTAAGATGAAGCGTAAAACAAGATCAATTTTGGAAGAAATAAATGCAATGTCACCCAAACGTGACAAAAAGCATATTGTTGAGTCCAACGGACAGCAAGTAATTGTTACAGCAATTAATTTGATTAATATGATCAACGAAAGTTTTGATGTAGAAACAGCAAGTGATTTAAACAAAAGATTAATCAATGCTATTCGAACAAAAGATCCTAAAAAGTTCGCTCGTGGTATTGGAAAAGTGCAGTGAAGATAAAAGAGATACTAGTCGGTGAGAAAAAACGCCAAAAGCGTGGTAGCAGACTAAAAAGGTTAAAGGGCAAAAGTTTAATTGGCAAATTACGGGAAGGCGGCAATATCTTTCCAGACAGTGTGAGCTTTGACCACGCTAAGATTCCAGCACTAATGAAACAAATCAACAGTGTGCTTGCTAAGACAGGAAGCAAGGCTATTCCAATTGGCAGTGGTGCAACACCTACCAAAGGAAAAATAAGCGGTGACTTAGATATGATAGTTGACTTGGATCAACTAAAGCAACACTTTAATATGGAAGATCAAAAAGATCCAGTTATTAGAAAAAAGCTAAGACAAGTATTTGACCTAGCAGGATTTAATACAGGACAAAGTGGTACTAGTGTACATGTTGAAGTACCAGACGGCAATGAAACACATCAAATTGATATTATGGTTGTACCTAATGCAGAGAATGCGGCAAAGTTTCATACTCACAGTATTCCACAAGGTAGCAAATTCAAAGGTGTAAACAAAATGATTACACTTGCTAAATTAGCAAAGGACCAAAACATGTTATGGTCACCTTACCAAGGATTGTTTAGCAGAGATGCAAATGGTAAGAAAGCTGATTTAATATCTAGTAATATCGATGAGATAGCAAGAACATTATTAGGCCCTAATGCCTCAGGAAAAGATATAGGCAGTGTCGAAGCTATTGTTTCTGCATTGGGTAAAGAAAAAGGTGATGCATTGCTAGCAGATTTGCGTAGTGATCCAAATTGGAAAGAGCTTGACTAATGCGAGCATGGCAAATACTCACAGAAGCTACACAAAAAGGTAGAGAGTACAATCATTTAGAAGACCTAGTTACATTTGAAGGTAGCAGAGGTGCGTTAAAAGCCGCAGAGATACTAACACGATTAGGACAAGATTCAAAAGACGTTAGCATCAAGTGGGACGGCAATCCAACTATATTTTGGGGAAGAGAACCAGACGGTCAATTTGTAATGACTGGTAAAAATGGTTGGGGCAAAAACAAAACAACCAGTAGTGGACAACTACAAGACTTTATTATGAATACAGGCAAAGGCGAAGATTGGCGTAAAGACTTTGCTGGAGAAATGGCAGGAGTGTTTGAGATACTAGAAGCAAACACACCCACTGACATGAAGGGATATGTATACGGAGATTTACTGTATACCCCACGAAAGCCCGTAACAAGCTCACAGCAGGGCTTACAGTTCACGCCTAACAAAGTTACATATACTGTTGATCCTAACAGTGCGTTAGGCAAGCGTATAGCGGGCAGTCAATTAGGTGTAGTAGTACATACATACCATGATGCATTTGGAGATAAGTCAGGTACTCCAATCAAAGACACAAAGAGTATCAATAGTAATGCGGTAGTTGTACTAGGACAAACATATGTAACACATCAACCCAAAGTTGATACAAGTGCAGTTCAGGATATAGTTAGTACGGCAAATGCGAACGCACAAATAATAGACAACTGGTTAAAGCCGGAACAGGGACTGAGTAGAAAAGATGCAATACTCTATAACTATGTTAACCAAATGACCAAAGCAGGTAAGTTAGACCAACTCAGGACAGGATTTTTCGATTGGCTAAAAACCAGCAAGGTCAGCCAAGGACAGCAAGCAAAACTTATGGCAGGTGACGACAAAGGTCTGAATGCTATACTGGATCTTGTTGTGAAAATACAAACTATGAAAAATAACTTAATTGACCAACTGGATAATTCAAGTGCTGATGTCACTGCTACAACAGGCGGTGAACGTGGCGGAGAAGGCTATGTCGCAACCAGGGATAAAATTAAACTAGTTCCAAGACATAGATGGACACCTAATTAAATTAATACATAAGAAAGAATGGCGTGAAGTTTACGATGATGGAAAGTACATTATCAAAAAAACTAAACCTGATGCATTTAATTTTGAAAAATACAAACGTTTTCAACTAGACAATCCTTGGTGTGTAAAAGTACACAGTTTTGAAGATGGTGTTATCGTAATGGATAAAGTAGAAGGTATCCCATGGCAACAATATAGAACACAATTAACACGACATCAACTGTGGAATATCTGCGTAGTGCATAGAAACATAGTTGTAAAAAGTTTTTTTGATTTTATGGATAAAGATTATATAGATCCAAATCAACCTGTGTTTTATCATAGAGATGCTACAAACGGTAATTTAATTATGCAAGGAGACAAACCAATTTTTGTTGATCCTGACGGAACTGTAACTATGCCTTGGGATATGTTTTTGCAAAGATGCGGAGAACAAACACAACAATGGTTTAATGAATATTTGTACTGGGCTCATAGGAACGATAAATAATATTATGGAACACAAGAAACAGTATACATTACAACAATGGTCAGCAATACAAGGTGGACATGAAATGCCAGAAACATCCAAATCGCAATATAGTTTCATAGGCGATATATTAGAAAGTAAAATGTTTAGAAGCAAAAGTCGTGTAGAAGGCAGTAATGCCAGAGACATGGCTGACTTTGCAATGATGAACATGTTGGCATTATACATATTAAGCAACGAATATGATTTTGCTCCAGTAGCACAAGACTACGCAAAAAGAACTATAATGTATGGAAATTTTAATAGTTTTAGAGCAGGTGGTACTGATTTAAATATTGCACTTACAGCCGTAAGAAATGGTATGGCAGATAGTGGCGATAAAAATAAATTGCAGAGTGATAAACTTGAATTCAATGATGTTAAAATAAAAGCATTTTTGAATACTATGAAAGCAGGAAGACCTCCTGCTAGTATACAAAGTTTCTTTATGAGATTAGAAAAAGACTTGGATATACAAAATAGTAACTATCGTAGTATCAGGAGATTGGTACAAGACTGGCCTCGTTTAAATAAAATGCAAAAGCAATTGGTTATTACAAGAATGTTACAATTTTTTAGAACAAAAGCATTGCGTAGTGAACTATACAGTTACATCAGAGATATGAGCAGAAGTCAAGGACTTGAAGCTAAAAATGCACACAATGCCGAACAGCCAAGAATGAGAGGTTCTGATACACTAGCTAAAATTGCTATGGCAACAGGAGCGATTGCAGGCGGCTATGCGTTAGGTAAAAGCATAGGCAGTGGTATATCTGGAATGGATAAATTTGCAGGTATGAGACAAAAGTTAACAACGAAAGATTATAGCGGCTCGAACTAACAATGAGTAGTTTTGTAGCATATACGTTAGTTGACATCAGTAACACAAATGAATCAAGACACGATAGAAATAAAATTAAGTTCTTTCAACAACAAAACCTTAACACACTTATACAAACAATAGGATTAAGAAGTCAGCCATTGGAACCTTCTATTAGTGTATTAATGGCACAAGATATAGTAAAATACGGCTTTGGAAAACAGTATCATGGACTACATACAGTATGGCAATTACAGTTTAGTATAGAACATTATGACGTATTAGACGATATGAGTGTTTTATTACAAGATTGTAACGGAATACCAATATATACAGGGTTAGAAGAGACAGCAGAACTAAACAGTAAGTGTTTTGAAACTACTGGTCCAATTAACTTGTGTTTTAAAAGATACATCGATATACGATAAATATCTTTGTAATAAATTTAGGCACAACTCAGGCTCCGTCAAAATTCTAACTATTTGTATCCGTCAAATTGATTCGACCGTCAAAATTTTGACCGTATCGAAAACGACAAAAAACGAAATAAGTAGTAGTATAAGACAATAAGGCAAATACTGGCAAACATAAACTAGACGCTAATATGAATTGCAAGAGCAAACGAAAAGCAGAACTATGTCAACCACAGAACTTGAACGAACCAATTTAGAAGCCCATGTTGATCTTTGTGCAGAAAGGTACAAGGGATTGGAAACACGTTTGGAAAATGTAGAAAAAGCAGTAAAAGACCTCCACTCAGAAATGAGAAGGATGCATGACGAAAATGTCAAAAACCATCAATCAACAAATAAAATAATGTTAGGTGCCGCGGCAACAGTTGTAGCAGGTATACTATCAACCATTATTGTTCTAATAATGAATTAATTTCCGTATAAATACTAATATGAACTTAGACGAACTTGATAATAGCAGTGTGGTCGAAGCACAATTAATATGGGCAAGAAAAGGTAACAATCTTACTCGCAAATATCGCTGTGTAGTAGGTAAACGTGCAGGAAGAATTGTTAGTAAACCTGGACAATGCAGTGCTCCAATTGATATTAAGAAACGTTTGGTGTTGAAAAAGACAAAAGCTCGCATGGGTAAACGTATGGCTCGCAAAGCTCAAAGGACCAAAAGATTCAATCCTGCAAGTAAAGCACTTAAAAGATTGAACAAACGGAGAAAATAACATGAAGATAATGGATATTATTGATGACAAGTACACAAAGAACGACACATGGATTAAAGATGGTGTTCTTATGTGTAATAAAGAATGCTGTGGAGCACCAGTAAGTGAATGTTCATGTGATTCAAGCTGTAAAAAATGTAACTGCTATAACCTAAAAGAAGCAGGTGTATTAGAACGTTATGGAATACGTCCAGGTGTTGCTCAAGGCAGAGATGCGGCAGATGATATGATCAATATGAATAAACGTAACATTAATAAACAACTGGATACAAATAGAGAAATGGGAATTAGAAATGCCAGTGCGAATCGTAGAAATGTGAGATTATCTAAAAAGATAGCTACTGGACTTCCGCAGAGAATACTTAATCCTCAGCAACCACAAGCACCGGAAGGACAAGGCTAATGAGAGCAATGGTAACCAAAGGTGGATTGTATACTTGGCTTAATGTCAGAGAAAATAAATTTTTAGAAGAAAAGTTTCAAGGTATAGATAGTTTACCAAAAGAAGACTTAAATGAGAGAGAACAATTTTTAGCACAGACACTTGTTGGCAGAGGTATACTTGAAAGAAGTATAAAAGATAAAAAAACATCATATAAACTTAACACAAACAAATATGCGAGGTAATTATGGACCAACAAACAAAAGCTATGCACGATATTTTATCAAAACTTAAAAGTGTAGATAACACTACAAAAATTGTAGCTGAACGTGCCGAACAAGATATTGATCTCAATATAGCAATCAATCAAAAAATTACGGAAAATAGTGTAAGCGTACAAAACTATCGTATTGATATTGTACTACAAAAGTTTGGTGACAAGCAAAAAAGATTTTATAACATTTGTGAGGATAATAAAATTATTCACAAAGATATTGCGTTATTTGAAACAGCTATGGGCATTGTAAAAAACTTAATGCTCAATAAGCATAAAAAAGTAGAAGATCTACTTAGTGAAGACCTTAATTACAACAATGCATTGTATGAAGTTTATATGTATAAAACAAAAGCAAAAAAGACTTTGAATGAAGATGTAATGTTGGCAAAAATGAGTGCCGCACAAAACAGACTTCACAGTGCGAAATCAAAAATATTAGAAAAACTATAAATACAATATAAGGAACGGGAATAGAAACATGTATCTAAATGATTTAAATTCAAGTCAACATAATGTAGATAAGTTGAACAAGATACTCGCTAATACATTTAAACACGATGTAGATTTGTCTGAGATGAGTACTGATTCACTTAACAGAATGTTGAATACAACAAACGCTAAAATGACAGCGATTAAAGAAAGTGATCTCAAGTATTGGGAAAACGCACAGTATAATAAACTAGGTTTGATAGCACATCAACTAAAAACATATATTACTGAAATAGCTCCAACTAGAACAGACGGTAAAAAAATGAAAAAAGAAAGCATTGTTAATGAAGCTGACTTGGATCAAGCAGAAGTATTGCTAGCCGCTCAAGAACTAGTTGACGAACTTCAAACTATGGTTGAAAAAGTAGCAGAAATGCAAGTGCAGAAACTTATGCCAATTGTAGACGCAATGAAAGAACAAGTAGGTTTTGAAGTTGCTGAAGCATACAATAATGCCGCTGATGGTGCATTAGGTCAACTACTAGATGCAATGAAAACTGCCAAAGGTGCAGTTGAAAATGCAACACTAGCCGCTAGAGGTGAACCAGTAGATATGCCAGCATCAACAGACATGGGTATGGATGATTCTGCAATGGATCCAGAAGCACCAATGGATGCACCAGATGACTTTGGTGGAGACGAAGCAGAAGCTGGTGAAGAAAATGCAGTAGGCAGAGAACTTAAAGGTGAAAGTGCCCTTGCACAGATGGAGAAGGATGTACTTTCCGAAAAAAAGTTTTTAGAGAGCAAAGACAAACTCTTTAAAATGGTCGAAAGTGGCAGTATGACAATGGAACATTTTATCAATGTCATCAACGAACTGAAAAACAAATATGGTGTTGAAATAAATCCAAATTGGGGTCAGGCTCAGAAAGATATGGCTGGTCGTCCACCATCAGCAAACTTTGATATGACTAAAAAACCAGATGCAGGTATGATGGATACGCCAAATGCGGGACCTGACGTGGGTACGGATATGCCACAGTTTAAACCTGCACCAGATAGACCACTCAATAGATTTGCACCTCCCCCAACAGGACCAGGTGGAGATGAAGCATTACCTAGGTCAACACAGCCTAAACCAATGGACAATGTGGGTAGAGCAGATCCAAATGCTAATCAAGTCAAGCCAATGCAATTTGGTAAGACTGCTGATTTAAAAGGTCGTAACGACACTTCAAAAAGGACTAGCAGACTAAATGCTAATCCAAATGCTATGAGTGATATGTTTAGCAATCTTTTCAACAGACAAAGATCTAACAATCTATCTGGACGTGGTAGAGGTTAATTAAATGCTCATATGCGAAGTTTTGAATGAAGAGCAAGGCGATATATTAAATGACCTAGAAGAAATGCTTACTAGGGCAAAAGCCAATATGAAAACAAAAATACCAACTAATATGGTATTATCAAAACTTCGTGCAATGGGTCATAGTATAGACATTACTAGTTTAATTGAAATGCTATCAACTATTACAATAGTAGGCGCCGTTAACAGAAAAGATATCACACTGGATACAGCATTACCCCGTTCCGATGCTGGTCCAGAAGATAAAACAGTTAGCGATATGGCAAAAAAACAAATTGATAAGGATATGAACAAATGAGTTATAGTATAAATGCAACAAACGCTAGATTGATAGCAAGGGCGGATCTTACTATATTCAATGAAACTCAGACCCTTATGAAACAAGTGATTACAGATGCTGGAAATGGTTTGTATGAAACAACTATAACTGATGGCACTGAAATGACCGAAAGCACACCACAAATTGTAGTAACAGGAAGTACGGCAAATCCTACGATTACAGCTTTAGATACTGTAACACTAGGTGGACAAACTGTTATACTTGGTGCTACAGGTACAAACTTAAACGCAGTTATAGCAGATATAAATGATTCAGCAATACCTGGTGTTGTTGCAAGTAAAAATGCCGCCGATAATCTTGTAATTACATTTACATGTAGTCAAACTACAACTTGGCAATTTGTCGTAGGAGCAGGTTCAGGAACAGCAAATGCTGATTTGGGTCTTACTGCGGCAACATCTACTGCAACTAATCCAAGTAGTGTTGACTACTTTAACGCTTGGCAAGGCAATACTCCTAGTAGACCAAAATCTGATCAAATGAATCAAGTTATTCTTTACTTCCAACAACTTGGATATACTATAGAGCGTCTTAAGAATACCTCAACAGGTAGGACACTCAAATGGAAGATATCATATTAAACTTATAATGTTTTGGAACTCCCTTAGTGGAAATACCCAAGCAACTATTATATGTATTATACTTTCAATAATTTTAGCATATTTTGATCCAAGATGGCAAACTTTCCCATTGACATCACCATAATTTCCTGTTACATTTAACTATGTTAAAAATTACTACACCCTACCCTTATAAAGAATTTAAACGTAAGAGTGTAGGCGGTAAACGTCTATACGAAAATCCTTATGGCGAACCTGTGCCTAGTGTAACAACTATACTCAGTAAGACCAAAGATATGACTCACCTCAATGCTTGGAAAAAGCGTGTGGGTGAAAAGAAAGCACAAGAGATCGTAACTGAAGCCGCAAACGTTGGTACAGTTATGCACGAAATGTTGGAAGCATGGAGTCTTAATGAACAGTACACAGGCAAAAACTTGTTACAAGCTAAGATGATGGCAGAAACTGTTATTAAGAATGTAGAACCAGATATTACAGAAGTATGGGGTAGTGAAGTAAACTTGTGTTACCCAGGACTATATGCAGGCACTACAGACCTAGTGGGCATATACAAAGGTAATCCTTGTATTATGGACTTTAAACAAACTAACAAACCTAAAAAGCGTGAATGGATCGATGATTACTTTATGCAAGCCGCGGCATATGGCATGGCACACAATGAAGTATTTGAAACTAAAATTGAACATGCGGCAATCTTTATGTGCAGTAGAGATTGTGATTGGCAACTGTGGGAAGTAGGTCCAGAAGAATTTAAACAATGGGAAGAAAAATGGGCAAAGAGAGTAGAAGAGTTCTACAACTTGTCATAAATACTGTATCAGGAGTAAACAATGGCTACAACAAGAATTAGTAAAATTAAAGTAAGACAAGGCAACTTTGCTGACTTACCTGTATTAGATCCAGGCGAGCTTGGATATGCAAAAGACAGTAGACGTCTTTTTATTGGAAACGATACAGTAAGTATTGGAACAGGAAATGGTGTACTTACAGATTTTACAATTCCACTAGCATTGAGTAAACCTAATATTACTACTGTTAGTGTTGCAGGTAGTCCAGTTAATGCATCTACTTACACTATCTCAGGTACAACGTTAACTTTTGCTAGTGCTCCAACAGGTGCAATTACTGTAGGATTTAACAGTGAGATTGACATTGTAAATGATGTAACATTGCCTAGTGAAGTTAGTTTGCCTGCAAATGGTAGTAGTGCAAGTACAGGTTTTTCCGTTGATACTTCATTGTACAATATTGTAGTAATGGATTATACTCTTGAAAGCACCAACGGTGTTAGAATTGGGCAACTTCGTTTTGGAACAGACACTAGTGCAAGCACAAGCACTATTGCTGATAACAATACCGAAACAGCTCCAGTAGGAATTACTTTCAGTGTAGATATTGGCACTGCCAATACAATGCTACTAAAGTATACCGATACAGATAACCTTATAGCGAAATTTAAATATACATATCAATTGTGGAACAGCAATTAATACACACTGCATGGTTTGAATCGCCTAGCACTAGACTCAGTCGGTGGAGGGCTTTTCGTAAAGGTTTGAATACTGATAACACTCTTGAAGTGTGTGAGACAGTAGTTAACTGGTGGAAAATGGCACCTATAAGTAAAATGACCATTGATCCTGTTGACAGTAATACATGGCCCACTCCTTGGGAAATGTTACATAGTGGAGATTTTTGTGAGAACAGTATTGCATTAGGAATAAGTTATACTATACACTATGCTAATGAGAGCATACCTAATGAACTGATGTTTATCACAAGTAAGGAAAATAGCACACAGATTTTATGTGCATGGATTGATAATAAGTATCTGCTTAATTACGAACACGGATCGATAAGTACACTACCAACCGAAAATGTATCGATCAGCTTTCAAAAGAAAATAGCAGATGTCATCAAATCCTGATACATAACTTGGTTCGTGTGGGTAATAAGTACAGAGATACACAGATGAAGAAGGAAAACAATAATGAGTGAAATTCAAGTAATCAAACGAAATGGTAATAAAGACGAACTAGATTTAGAAAAACTGCACAAGGTAGTTTTTTCAGCATGTGAAAACCTTAATGGTGTTAGTGCAAGTGAAGTAGAGATTAAAAGTAGTTTACAATTTTATAGTGGTATTACCAGTAGTGAGATTCAAGAAACACTTATTAAAAGTGCGGCAGATTTAATTAGTGAAGAACAACCAAACTATCAATGGGTTGCAGGACGACTAATTGTCTATCACCTTCGTAAAATGGTCTACGGGCAATATGATCCTTGGCATATTTTAAAATTAATTAAGACTAATGTAGAAGAAGGATTTTATGATTCAAGTCTACTAGAAAAATATACAGACGAAGAATGGGATGAATTAAATTCGCATCTTAAACACGATAGAGATGAAACCATGACCTATGCGGCAATGGAGCAATGGCGTGGCAAGTATCTTGTACAAAATCGTGTTACAAATATAATCAAAGAAACTCCACAAATGGCATACATGCTAATCTCAGCAACATTGTTTGCTGAATACCCTAGAGAAACAAGATTGCAATGGGTAAAGGATTATTATGACGCAGTTTCATTATTTTATATTAGCTTACCTACTCCTGTCATGGCTGGCGTTAGAACTCCACAACGCCAATTTTCGTCATGCGTCCTCATTGAGACTGATGATAGTCTTGATAGCATCAATGCTACTACTAGTAGCATCGTTAAGTATGTTTCAGCAAAAGCAGGAATTGGAATCGGAGCAGGTAGCATTAGGGCTCTCGGAAGTCCCATTCGTAAGGGTGACGCCTATCACACAGGAGTCGTACCTTTCTACAAAATGTTTCAAAGTGCAACAAGGAGTTGTAGTCAAGGCGGAGTGCGAAACGGAGCGGCAACATTATACTATCCCATATGGCACTACGAAGTAGAAGACCTACTTGTACTTAAAAACAACAAAGGTACAGATGATAATCGTGTGCGTCATATGGATTATGGTGTACAGTTTAACAAACTGTTTTATGAAAGATTAATTAGCAATGGCGAGATAACATTGTTCTCACCTAGCGATGTTCCTGGTTTGTACGAGGCGTTCTTTGCAGACCAAGACAAGTTTAAAGAACTATACGAACGTGCAGAACGTAACACAAGACTACGCAAAAAAGTAATCAGTGCAACAGAACTTTTTAGTCAATTTATGGAAGAACGTAAAAACACAGGAAGAATATATCTACAAAATGTAGACAATGCAAATAGTCACAGTAGCTTTTTAGAAGAAGTAGCACCAATAAGACAAAGTAACTTGTGTGCAGAAATTGACTTGCCTACTAAGCCGTTGAATGATTTCAATGACGAAGAGGGAGAAATAGCATTATGTACATTGAGTGCAATCAATTGGGGTAAAATTAAAAGTCCAGAAGAGTTTGCAAAGCCATGTGAACTAGCAGTTAGAGGACTTGATGCACTACTAACATATCAAGACTATCCTGTAAAAGCGGCTGAAAATGCAACAGAAGGTAGACGCCCGTTAGGTGTTGGTATTATTAACTTGGCATTTTGGATGGCAAAGAACAATATGTCATATACTCAACCAGACTTAGAAATGATAGATGAATTTGCAGAAGCATGGAGTTACTATTTGATTAAAGCAAGTGCAGACCTAGCTGAAGAGCAAGGTGCATGTTTATGGAGTGACCAAACAAAATATCATAACGGACTTACACCTAACCAAACATACAAGCAAGATGTGGATGAACTAGTACCACACAAAGAACGTATGCCTTGGAGAGAATTAAGAGATCAACTAAAACGTACTGGCATTAGAAATTCAACATTGATGGCACTAATGCCAGCTGAAACATCAGCACAAATTAGTAATGCTACAAACGGTATTGAACCACCTCGCAGTTTAGTAAGTGTCAAACAAAGTAAACATGGTGTTCTAAAACAAGTGGTACCAAGTATACACAAGCTAAAGAACAAGTATGAATTACTTTGGGATCAAAGATCACCTGAAGGATATCTAAAGATTATGGCAGTATTACAAAAGTATATTGACCAAGGCATCTCGGTTAACACAAGTTACAATCCTGTGTTTTATGATGATGAAAAAATTAGCATGAGTGAAATGCTAAGACACTTAATGATCTTCTACAAGTATGGTGGTAAACAGTTGTATTATTTCAACACCTATGATGGACAAGGTGAATTAGATATTGACAAATTAGCAGAATCAACTAATATAACTGTACCTGAAGATGAATTAATTGAAGAAGAAGACTGCGAAAGCTGTGTAATTTAAGAAAGTGAAAAGATGAGTGTACTAAATGAAAAGGCACGGAACAAGCACCTCGAAAGTTTGATGTTCTTGGATCCAAATGGAGGCGTTGACATCCAACGTTATGATACGTTAAAGTATCGTCAGTTTGACAAACTAACTGATAAGCAGTTGGGTTTCTTTTGGAGACCTGAAGAAGTAGATGTGTTGCGTGATGCAAAAGACTTTAAAGAGTTAACGGATCATGAACAACATATTTTTACCAGTAACTTAAAAAGACAAATACTACTGGATAGTGTGCAAGGCAGAGCCCCAGCTGATAGTTTTAATCCACTTGTAAGTTTACCTGAGCTAGAGAATTGGGTAACAACTTGGACATTTAACGAAACTATCCACAGTCGTAGTTACACACATATTATTAGAAATGTGTATTCAAACCCTAGTATTATCTTTGATGAAATGATGGACATTGCACCTATTATGGATTGTGCAACTGACATCAGCAAGCACTATGATGACCTTATTGAAATGGGCATGTGGTACAATTTACTCGGTGAAGGTACACACACTGTCAACGGTAAGAAGATTGTAGTTGACAAATACGAATTGAAAAAGTTAATATGGAAAGCTATGATGAGTGTAAACATTCTTGAAGGTGTTCGCTTTTATGTATCGTTTGCATGTAGCTGGGCATTTGCTGAACTTAAGAAGATGGAAGGCAATGCTAAAATTATTAAACTTATTTGTAGAGATGAGAATGTACATTTGGGTAGTACCCAAACATTACTAAAACTGATGCCCAAAGATGATCCCGACTTTGCTCGTATCCAAGAAGAAACTCGGGACGAAATGATCCAACTATTTGTAGATGCAGTAGACCAAGAAAAGCAATGGGCAGACTATTTGTTCAAAGACGGATCAATGATTGGTCTAAATGCACAACTATTGGGTGAATATGTTGAATGGACTGCTAATAAACGTATGATAGCAGTTGGACTTGACAGCCCATACAAAGGTGTAAGTAATCCTTTGCCTTGGACACAAAAGTGGATTGCAGGTGCAGAAGTACAAGTCGCACCACAAGAAACAGAAATTTCAAGCTATGTAATTGGCGGCACCAAACAAGATGTTAACGGTAGCACCTTTGCTGGAATGAAATTGTGATTACGGTATATAGTAAGCCATTGTGTCATTATTGCACAATGGCTAAACAATACCTTGAAACAAACGGATTCGAGTACGAAGAAATACGAGTGGATACCAATCCTGAAGCTAGAGAGTTTTTGATAAGTGAAGGGCATAGAACTATGCCTCAAATTTACAATAATGGAAAATTACTAGTAGCAGGAGGAGGGCAAGCACTTGTTCGTATGGATCCAAAAATGGTAAGAGAACTCATAGGAGAAATCGATGTTGGTGACATCCAATTATAAAAAGAATGATATTGTAGGCATAAAATTAAGTACAGGTGAAGAAGTAGTAGCAAGATTTGATAAGTTTGATTCAGCAACTAATCAAAAAACACTACACATTGTAAAGCCAACTGTACTAACACTAAACCCACAAAACGGACAAGCAATGCTTATTCCATGGCTAATGAGTATGGACGTACATAGTGGTGATCCTGTTACAGTTAGTCAAGATCAAATTGTTGCTATGTATAAACCATCCAAAGGCATTGCTGATGTTTATATGCAAGGGTCAAGTGGTATTGCAATGCCAACTGCAAATGATGTAGCAGGCTTAATTAAACAATAAATACATTTATGGCAAGGAATGTTCATAGAGAAGGCGACAGTAGAATTTGCGGTGCAACAACTGTCGCTCAACAAAATACAGTAAGAGCAAACAATAGATTTGTCAGTATTCAAGGTGATCCAAACACCCACGGTGGAGGATCGTTGAAAGCAACTGATACTGTAGGTAAAGTCCGTATTGGCGGAATACCTATTATTCTTGTTAATGATCCTGCTAGTCCAGATGGTTTATGTCCTATACCACCTCATTGTGGACCAAATGCCAGTAGTGCAAGTCCAAATGTAAGAGCAGGTGGCGGACAGACGGTGCAATAATGTCATTTAAAGATTTTAAAAATGGTTTGCAAAGTGCAAACGATTACTTAGACACAAAACATCACATAAGCGGAACACAAGCCGCTGGTACTGATGCTCTGCGTGGTGTAATAAGTGCAGAGTATAGTTTTACTCTCAGAGAACTATTATGTGGACTATTAGCGGGTAATGGTCTTAAACTGCCCAATGTACAAATTTGTCTACACAGTAACATTGGTGCATTACTTAATCTACCTAATCTACAAAGTGAACTTAACGATGCATTGAATGAACTTCAAGGTGAGTTAGAAAAATTTATGGATCACACAAAGTTTGACCAAGTGTTGGGCAGACTTAATGGTGTGTTAGCAGAAGCACAAAACGTTTCTAATATGATAAATTTTTGTAAAACACCAGTTGATCCTATTGCTATTCCTAACATGCTTGAACGTGCAATGGGTAGTTTCCTTGGTGCAGGTAAAGATATAACAGATAGTATAGGACAGATAGCAGATGCTGATATGTGTGCTTGTATTGATTCTAGTGGAGGTTTTAACACAAACATTTTCCAAGGAGGTCTGTTAGGAAACCTATCAAATAATATTAATAAAATTACAAGTGGTTCACTTGTAAAGACTGAACTAGATGCAATTCTCAATGATGTCAAAGGCATTGGAAATTCAATTAAAGGCCTAATTGCATTTGAAAATGATATAGGCGGTAGCTTCGCTAGAGGAGGCAGTCAATTTGCAACACCAGATCCAGGTTGTAATGCACAAATTGGTGTTATGCACAATGGAGCAAGTGGTGGCATTGCCGGTAATGCAAGACTCACAAGTCAACTTAAAAGTTTATATGATAGACTAGGTGGTTATCCAGTACAATTTTCTAAAGGTTCAAGTACAGGACAGCCTGGAGTTGGTCATCAATATGATTCAAATGGTGACAGAGTATTTGGTGAAGAAGTAGTTGAATTCCCAAATATCTTTCACTTATTACTAGACCAAGAACTTTTAGATTTACTACAACAAGATGATAACCCACAGCCAAACGTAGACACACAAACTCCTGTCTATGATTATTGTGGTAATGTAATTGGATTTACTAAAAATCATCAACAGAGAGAAACAGAACAAAGTGCAGGATCTTTACCACAAGCACCAAATAGTCCAGGATACAATGCTGGAGGATTTACAACTGATACAAGTAATGTATCTGGAGGCGGCTCAACTGTAAGTGGTACAACAATAATTAATAACTTTGCTGGCACAGGTAATACACTTTATGTAGTTGGAAGTGAAGCCGCACAAAATACATTGACTACTAATGAAAATGATATAGTTGTTAGAAGTGACATACTTACTGTATTCACTAGAAAAGATCCATCAAGTAATGCTACAGGAACTATAAACGATTATCAACAAGCTACTAGCACACTTTTAGAATTTTTAAACAACCTTAATGTTGAATCTGGTAGTGGATTAATTGTAAAAGATGCTGGAGTAAGCAGAGCAAGAAAAGTTGAACAAACTGCTGGACAGATTAAAGTTACTAACGCAGATGGTGTTGGTGGCGACATTAAAATTGAACTAGAAGAAAATACTAGAATACCAGGTACAGCCGCAATTAAAATACCAGTAGGAACAACTGCACAGAGACCACAAACTGAAGTAGGCGAAGTAAGGTACAATAGTGATACACATAATATCGAAGCATACTTTGGTGATACTACTAGTTGGAAGAGTTTGCTAACAACTTCTAGTGCTACAGGTATTAATGGCGGTGCAAATGTAGGATCTGGTAGCGGAATATTCAAAGATGTTAGTGGTGTTGATCTTAGATTTAGAAGTATTATTGGCGGTAATGGTATTACTGCTACACAAAATGCAGATGATATTACTTTAACAGATAGTATAACCGCAAGTAACTTAGGAACTGGTGCAGGCTTGTTTGGTGCAAGAACTGGTGATAATTTTGCATTTAAAAGTGTTACAAGCACAGACGGAACTGTACAATTTACTAGTAATACCAATACCGTAGACTTAACAAGTATGGGTGGGATACCAAGTGACCCATTACAAACTACTGATGGTAGTGCTACAATACTACAATTTAATGGTACTACTCCAGAACCTGCCGTAGGTAAAACATGGTTCTTTGAAATTAAAACATTAGGTGTAGCTACAACAGGTGAAAAGCAAGCATTTAAAATTGAAGGTTTGGTTACCAATACAGGTGGTAATTACAGCCTAATAGGCACAAATATAAAAATAGATCTCCAAAAAAGTGGTACAGCAGATATTGGTGTAACTCCATGGGATAGCATGGCAAGTTATAACCAAGGTGACACAGTTGAATTTGAACTGAACACATACACTGCCAACAATGCAATTACAGGTGGATATCCTAATAACAACCTAGATCCTGCACAGGATTCAACAAACTGGACACTAGCATACAGTGGTTGGAATGTTAGTGCAGAGATAATTGCAAACCAATTCCGTGTACGGGCTAAAGGTGCAACTGGAAAAACAGTTACCTGGAGTGCGGCAATCAGCTTTGTAGAAGCATAAATACACTATCAAGTAAAAAAGTTAATTTTTTTATCTTTTTTGGTTGACAAGTAAGTCATCTTGCCATACAATCTTACTATAGTAAGAATGAATGGAGAGATGTCATGGCACATCGAAGACTAACATAGGCAATAGAAAGGCAAAACAATGAGGTCAAAAAATACTGGCGATGGTAGAAAAATCCTGGCAAAGGTTGAGGTCCCATTAAGCGTAGAAGATATAGCGACATTCGCTTTACGTTATCTAGACGAAATTAATGATGACGATCCCAAAGACACCCTCATAAACGCAAACAAGCGAGAAATATTTAATATGGCAAAAACTGCTATATTTAAATGGGGAACACAAGAACCAAAAACATATGTAGCTGAAAATATGAATGGGCATTTTGAACCAGTGCATAGAGTTGTACGAACAAAATTTCCGGAGTGTGATTAATGGCTGACATAATAAATTTTGGTTTAGAAAGAGCAAAACGTAAAAGTGGTATGAAAGATACTGCCTTATTACAAGATATGATTGACCAAGGATATGATCCTTGTAGTCCTAAAGATATTCAAGATTATCAACAATGGAACACGTTTCAAAACATCATATACGATGATATAGACATAGGTCATAACTGGAGCGAAGAAGCATTGGATAGACTATTTGAAGATATTAAGAATTTTGATCCAACTCAAAATATCACATATACTGTAGATGTTGATTTGGATGAAATCAAGGATTTGGTTGTAAGCACAGAAGACGACTTGGATTATACAAGTCTTCTACCAGCCAAATAGTAGTGTTAAACAAGTTTAATAGGAGATTAAAATGAAAAACTTACTAACCGTGCTAACCGTAGTTTTTGGAGTAACAACTGCTCATGCAACAGAAACACAGGTAGTTTGTATTCCAACTGTAGCAAGTGTTACAGTAAATGGAGTATTAGATGTTAACGAATCAACAAAACTAATGAACACAGCCCAAGCATCAGGTGAATTTGCACCATTGTTTGAGCCAAGTCCAAGGTTTAGAACTATTCAAAGTGGAGCCGAACCGCATCATACTTGGATTGGTGTAGATGATTCGGATGAATTTACTCAGTATATTGCAGTTATGAATTTTCCTACCATGACATATACAAGAACTGCACATACTAAATTTTGGAACCCAGGTGACTCGGTTACTAAAAATTTAGCAGTACATTCTGTAACTAGTGCATGTGAAAAAAGAGCTGTAGGTAGTGACGGATCTGGTAAACTGATCTCATTGCCAAAAGTAAATATCCTTAACTAAAGTAAAAAAAGATGAGAAAAAGACGCCTTTCTGGCGTCTTTTTTGTTGACAGTATGACATCTTGGTGCTATACTGTATGTAGTTAATAAGGAGAAAGACATGGGAATGAACGTAACAGTGATCCACAAAGCATTTGAAGATGCACCAATCAAAGTAGCAGAAGTTGAAACAACACTTACTGATGTTGATGAAGCACTTGAATATGCTTATCGTTGGACAAACAACGTAATGGGCAGTTGGAGCCGACCTGAGAAGACTTTCTCAGATGGTGAAACAAACGGTGATTACAATCCAGCAGTAACAACACTTGCTCCACTACATAATGGAATGGGACTTCGGTCAACTAGCATGGGAGATCAAATGATAGTTGAAGGTAAAACTTACGAAGTTGCAATGCTTGGCTTTGAAGAGGTTGCTTAATGTTTGATGTATTTTCAGATAAAATTGGAACTGTCCGTAGTGCTTTGACTCTTGCTGATGCAGAGAAGAAAGCAAAAAAGGTTGCCAAAGATGTTGGCCCAGTTGCAATATTCAAAAGAGAAGATCCATTTACAGTTGTTAAATGGATATTTCCAAGGAGCAAATAATGTTGGTTAGATTTATAAACAGAGGTTGGAAGACCGATGATGGAATGAAAGAAGTTGATGTCGTAGCAACTGAACTCAATGAGTTTACGAATGCTCCACAACTTAGAATATCAAATCCTTGGTGGACTGGTGATACATTGGTTTGCGAATGGAGTAACAACGAATGGGTCTGTGACCTAGACTAGGAGTCTAAAATGAACGATATTATCCAAGATATTGAAATACTTGAAGGTGCAATAATTAACCTAACAGAAGGCGCAAGTGATGAAAAGCGAATGGCTATATATTCGCTTGAAAGTATGATTGCTGAAAAGAAAGCAGTAGTTGAGCAATTCGAAAAAGAACATGCTCCTAAAGAACTTGACATTTAGGCTGGCAATAGCTATATTATATGTATAGGAGAATTGCTATGGCTACTTATGAAGTTGAGAACATTTTTTATAATAATTACGGTGGTGTACAAACCAAAAGTTGTGATTTGTTTGCCACAAAAAACCAAGCTCTAAAGCATATGAAAAATATTGCAAAACAAAGATATGGTTTAAAGCAAAGAGGAGAGATCAAAGATGGTGAAATTGCGTTCACAGATGATTCAGGCAAAGTAAAAGAACGCATCATTTTTGGTCAATTATAATTAAATAAAAAGAGTAAGTGAGGCAAAAAAATGAAAAAAGCAGGAAAAATACTAGCCGTATTTTTTAATACAGTCGTGTTAACTATTTTTGGATTCGTTGGATTTATGGTGGTAGAAGATGGTCAAGCTGGATCAGTAACTACTATGAATGCACCAGGACCAAAAACTATTGAAACATTATACTCAAATGCAGAAACTGTTCAACTTATAAAAGTTGTGCAAGAATTACCCCCAAAACTTGTAAGCGAAGATAATGAAGCAATTTGTATGGCTCTGAATATCTATTACGAAAGTCGTAGTGATAACCTAGCCGGACAATATGCAGTCGCTGATGTTGTCCTAAACAGAGTGCAGGATGGCAGGTATCCAAATAGTGTTTGTGAAGTAGTTTATCAAGGTCCAGTTAGAGAAAGTTGGAAAACAAAACAAGATCCTGACTTGTCAGAAAGTGAAAGAGTATACAATCCTATTAGGAATATGTGTCAATTTAGTTGGTACTGTGATGGTAAAAGTGACGAACCCAGAGACGAAACAGGCTGGGCTCAAGCACAGTATGTAGCTGGTGCTATTATGTATAGTGGAAAATACAGAGGCATAAGTGAAGGTGCAACACACTATCATGCAACATATGTAAAGCCTAAGTGGCGTTTTGATAGAGGTATGAACCATATAGGTCGTATTGGATCCCACATCTTTTATAGATGGGATTAAGCCTAAATTAGCATAAATATAGTTATGTTAATAAATGAAGTAACAAAAACAGTGAGTGAGGGTCCTAACGATCCTCACATTTTTAAAGCAATATTCCTTGCAGGCGGACCAGGTTCCGGCAAGGGTTTTGTTGTGAAAAATCTTATGGGTGGTGACTCTACTGGTTTACGAATTGTAAACAGTGATGATGTATATGAAAAACTGGCAAGTATAGCAAAGCCAGAGCCACTAGATCTTAAAGACCCAGAAGTGGTTGCAAGTCCACAAGGGCAGGAAGCCAGAGAAAAAGCAAAAAAGATAACCCAAATGAGACAAGGTAATTACTTGAATGGTAGGTTGGGATTAATAATCGATGGCACAGCCAAAGACGTAGAAAAAACAAGACGTCAGAAAGATGAGTTAGAATCATTGGGCTATGATACTATGATGGTATTTGTTAATACTAACTTAGATATGGCTCAAGAAAGAAATAAACAGCGAGACCGTCAATTACCAGACGAAATGGTAATGAAGATGTGGCATGCTGTTCAGGATAATTTAATGAAGTTCCAACAAGTATTTGGTAACCAAAATTTCTACTTAGTAGATAATAGTGGCGGGTTGGAAGATCCAAGTCGCAAGGAAAATTTTGAGGTAGTAGAAAGAGCAGTTAAAAGGTTTATAACAACGCCACCTCGTAAACCACAAGCAAAATCCTGGCTAGCGGATCAACTTCCGCAATAAATATGTAATAGTAAAGGATTTGCGATGTATACATATCAATGCAATACGATTAGAGTGATAGACGGAAACACAGTAGATGCAAGTATCGATTTAGGCTTTAATGTGACTATCAGACAAAGAATTAAGTTGTATGGTGTGAATGTAGGTGACATCAGAAGTAGTGATGACACAGTGAGACAACAAGCAATCGCTAGTAAGCAGAAGTTAACAGAACTATTAGGCAATGAGTTTGTGTGTGAGACAATAGTAAACAAAAGAGGCAAAGCAGGTCGTGTAATGGGAAAACTTAGTACCATTGGGACCGACGGAAGCAAAGTCGATGTCAACCAGCAATTAATTAATCAAGGTTTTGCTGAACGTTTTGGAGAATAAATGTTTCTAGGTATTTTAGTTTTTATAACAGCCCTATCAATATCAGCAGTAGCAATCTATTATAGTATAGCAGGACTTGTGGCTATTTTTGCCGCCGCCGCTATTCCAATTATGATTATGGGAGGCGCATTAGAGATAGGCAAACTTGTAACCGCAGTATGGTTACACAAATATTGGCGTAAAACTGTATGGTGGCTGAGAACTTATCTCGCTATTGCCGTAGTTGTGTTGATGTTTATAACAAGCATGGGTATCTTTGGTTTCCTTAGTAAAGCTCACATAGAACAAACTTCTGCAAGCACAGAAAGTGTAGAGCAAGTACAAAGAATAGAAACGGAACTTGCAAGATTTGAAAGTATTATTACTCGTGCTGAACAAAAGATTGAAAAAGCTGAAAGCAGTACAGGTAATCGTAATGATGATATCAATGCACAAATTGAAAAAGAACAACAACGTATTGATAATGCATACACAAGAATTCAACCTGCAATAGACGAACAACAAAAAATTATAGCTGATGCTAGAAGTGCAGACAGTGATAGAACAAAACCCTACGAAGACCAGCTATCCAACATTAAAGATGAGATAGTTAGATTAGAAACAAGTGCAAAAGAATACGAAGAAAAAATAGCTGGTCTTAAAGTAGACAATAGTGCAGTTCAACCATTATTAGATCAAATTGCAAGCATACAATCAACCATAGTAAAAGTTGAAGGTCAAATTGCAAGTGGAGAAAGAGAACAGGTTAAACAAGCACAAACAACAATAGGAAGTGTAGCTGATGGTAGTGTAGGACCAAGAACAAGAGCGTCGGCTAATGCATGGATTGAACAACAAAAAATTGTAATAAATGGCATTAATGATGAAGTTAGTCGTTTAAGAGCTGAATCTAAAACAACAGTAGATGAAGAAAGAACAAGACTAAGTGATGTTGTTAAAGACATAAGAGAAAAACAAATACCTGCATTAAAAGACAGAGAAATACAGATGTTATCAAAAATTGATAATGTTCGTGCTACTGAGTCACCTGTAATTGCTACAGCCAGAGACGAGATTGCTAGAATTAGAAAGAGTGCAGACGATCAAGTAAAAGCCAGCAACGGACTAATACAACAACTCAGAGAAAAAATTAAAGTAGATGGTGGAGAAGATATTGACTCCATTATAGATGAACAAAATGAAAAGATAAAATCTGCAAATGCAGAGATTGACAAGTTAACAGAACAAAAGTATACTTTAGAAGCAGAATATAGAAAACTTGAAGCTGAAGTAGGGCCTATCAAGTATATTGCAGAACTGATTTATGGCGAGAATGTAGAAAAAGACTTATTAGAAGATGCAGTACGTTGGGTTATAATTACTATTATATTTGTATTTGATCCACTAGCAGTACTATTGCTTATTGCAAGTCAATACACATTTGAATGGAGAAGAAATGAAAAACAACAGTTATCCAATAAAGATGATGATCCAAAACCTATTGAGGAAGATCCCACTGATCCAGAAGAAGAAAGACAATACGAAGATGTCGACCAAGAAACATTGGACAAAGAGTTCGAGCATGAAATACAAGATGATGATGGAGTAGAAGGTCCACATCTTTTAAAGGACAAAGAAATAGAAGAACTTTTGGAAAAGGCAGATCCAGAAGTATTGGAAGAAGTTGCGAAAGAACTTGACAAAGAGCCTTATAACCCATATACTGATAATAGAGCTGATGAAGAACTTAGTGAAGACGAACTAGCTCTAAGACAAAATAGAAAACTATATGCACCTGATGGAAAACTAGCGGCTATGCCAAATGGTAAAACTGTTAAAAGTGTTAAGATAAAAAGTATAAAAGAAAAAGCGGAAGAAAACGAGAGAAAAGAGGACGAATAAGTTAAATGAGGGAAAACCCAATTTATACTGTCACGCCGCCAGACATGCTTCTACCAGACAATGGTCCGATAATATCTGTGCTTAGTAAAGAACTTAATTTTATACATGACGTAGAACTATTATATGAAAATTTATTTAAATCAGTTCCTATTACGTTATGTCATCCAGGCGGAAATATAGACGAAACCAATGTTGCCTGGATAGTTAGTATGATGAGATTTAGTGATACAGTCTATGTCGACTTAAATACTATCACTGAACTTGGAATAGTTTGTGTATTAACACAAAGCTATGAAAACGTTATCATTATTAGTAATGATAAAAAGAGGAAAGGTATGAGACAACTTTTTAATACAATGAGAGAATATAATATATATGAAAGTGTCGAAGATTATGCTGATATAATGTTGGATAGTCTTGAGACAGTTTAGAAACAACAGACGTCAAGGAAATGATCATATGATCAATGACGCAATCAGATTCCCACAGCTCAGAGTAGTAGGAGAATCTGGTCAAATGGGTGTGATGAGCAAAAATCAAGCTCTTGCACTAGCAGAACAACATAAAACAGATCTAGTAGTAATTAGTGCAGACGGTGATCCGCCTATAGCAAAATTACTAAATGCAAACAAATACTTTTATGAACAAAAACGTAAAGCAAAAGAAACTGCTAAACGACAACGTGAAAATCAGATTGTTGTAAAAGAAATGCAATTCAGACTTGGAATAGATCAACACGATTTTGAAACAAAGTGCAAAAGCATTTCAAAATTTTTAACAAAAAACAACAAAGTAAAATGTTTGATAAGATATAAAGGCAGAGAAAATGCCAACAAGCAACAAGGTTTTGTTATTATGGACCGCATTATTGAACATGTTGGAATGGGTATATGGGAAACCAAACCCGCTATAAATGGCAACCGAATGATCGGTGTCTTGATGAGGAAAGAATGAATAAAAGATTTAAACCAATGAGTTCAGATATAAACGATAGAGCAGGTTTGTATGTTGAAGTAAGAAACAATGACGTTACTCGTGCATTGCGAAAACTAAAAAAATTAATGAACAGCGAAGGCATGATTAAAGACATGCGTAAGAACGAATTCTACGAAAAGCCTAGTGCAGTAAAACGCAGAGAGAAAGCTCAAGCTAGAAAACGTTGGCTAAAGTTACAAGAAAAAAATAAAGATAATTTGTAAAAAAAGGTTGACTTCGCAAACAACTTATACTATATTAGTTATTAATAAGGCGACGGTCTTGTTGGAGTAGTGCAAGGAAATGTGTCTGACCAAGAGGCATAACTTGATTGCTTAGGCGTGGTAGCCAGGTTCGAAGTCTAGCGACCGAGAATCACATCGTCCTCCCGGACGGAAGTAAGTGCTAGGGGATTTTGAGAATGGTATCTCGGTCGACCTAGTTGGAGGTGAAACCCAAGTCCTCCCTACTCACTATAACTTGACAGTAATAAGATTACAGTCAGACAGATGCGATAAGAGATAAGGTGTCTAGAGATAAGAATACACATAAGTACAAACAACCCGATAAGATACTTGGGAAACGATATATAAGAATAGGGTAGCTACTTAATAAGCTCGTTAGGGACCACGGTTAGTCCCTAGATAAATAAAAGTGTAGATGCCAAATATGGGTCTACTTACATTAATCTTGCTTAATAAAGGAGATAGCAAATGAATAGATTAACAACCCTCGACATTAATAAATTAACCCCCTATGCAGTAGGATTCGATAGAGTATTTGACGACATGTTTAGATATATCGAACACAATACTAATAGCACGGGTTATCCTCCCTACAACATTATCAGAGATGGTGAAAAGTTTCAAATCGAAATTGCACTAGCAGGTGTAGACAAAAAAGATTTGGAAATCACAGTTGCTGATGGTGTGCTTACCATTGCACACAACCCAGAAGGTGAAGTAGAAACCGGAAAATGGGATTGGATTCACAAAGGTATTGCACAGAGAAGCTTCAAGCGAAACTTCACACTAAGTGATGATATTGTAGTGCAAGGTTCTAGAATGGAAAATGGTATGCTTTATATTGAACTAGAGCGAATCATTCCAGAGGAAAAGAAACCTAAAACAATCGCTATCAAATAACAATAGTGGGGGGATAATTCCCCCCTCTTATTTGGGTAAATACTAGTATGGATACAGAAGTCGAAATAAAACAAACAGACAAGTTGGATATTTCAAAGCCAAAGAAATATAGCGTCATTCTTTTCAATGACGAAAGTACACCAATGGAATTTGTAGTTGAATTGTTAAAAAGTATTTTCAGTCACACTGACGATACTGCAAGTGAAATTATGTTAAAAGTACATGATGAAGGCAAAGGAGTTGCTGGTGTGTACTATTATGAAATAGCAGAACAAAAAATTGCAGAAAGCATTTCGGTAAGTCGTGGAGCAGGATACCCACTGGCTTTGGATCTAGAAGAACTATAAACATATAGAGGTTCCCATGAGAATAGAAGATGAAGTTAAACTTGACTACAGTGATGTCTTGATTAGACCCAAGCGAAGCACACTAGGTAGTCGTAAACAAGTGCGGATGGAACGCAAATTTGAATTCAGACATTATAATAGTAACCAAGAACACCATTACGAAGGTATTCCTATTATGGCTAGCAACATGGATGGAGTTGGCACATTTGAAATGGCTGATACATTAGGCGAACAAAGTATTTTTACTTGTCTAGTAAAAACATACAGTGTAGGTGAATTGGTTGGTTATTTTGATGAACAAGATGCACCTGCATGGAGATGTCAGCATGTTGCTATGAGCATTGGTGTAAAAGAAGAAGATGAACAAAAGTTTAGAAATGTATATGAACAAGTTGGTGACAAACTAAAATATGTTTGTATTGATGTAGCAAATGGATACAGTCAACGTTTTATAGAATATGTAAAACAGTTTAGACAAAACTATCCTAACTTGGTCATTATTGCAGGTAATGTTGTTACCGCAGATCAAACACAGGAGTTAATACTAAATGGAGCAGACATCGTCAAAGTCGGAATCGGACCAGGGTCGGTTTGTACGACTCGCATACAGACTGGGGTGGGCTATCCCCAACTTAGTGCGGTTATTGAGTGTGCCGATGCGGCGCATGGACTGGGAGGACATATTATTGCTGACGGCGGTTGTACTTGCCCTGGTGATGTTGCAAAGGCTTTCGCTGGAGGTGCTGACTTTGTAATGCTTGGAGGTATGCTTGCAGGACATGACGAAGGTGGTGGAGAAATAATTACCAAACACTATCTGACAGACGAAATAGATGAAAGCAAATATAAAAATGGTCTGTTCGGTAATGGAGAACAAAATTCAAGAATTGTCAGAGAAGAAAAGTTTATACAATTTTATGGCATGAGTAGTACAACTGCTAATGACAAACATTTTGATGGACTAAAAGACTATAGAGCATCTGAAGGACGTACAGTGCTTGTACCATACCGAGGTCCTGTTGCAATTACATTGCAAAACGTACTAGGAGGTGTAAGAAGTACACTTACATATGTAGGTGCTATTAAACTAAAACAATTAGCCAAGTGTACAACATTTATCAAAGTAAACAACCAGTTTAATAAAACCTATGAAGCAACCACCACAGGTAACTGATAAATAATTACATGAGAGCAAACCAATTTATAAGAGAATACGAAGATCTCGGACAAGAGAAACAAAATATAATCCAAACTATTAGTGGATTAGATGCCAACACTCCTGAGCAAGCGGCATTATTAGATCGTATTTGGAAACTGTTAAACAGCGAAACATTTGGTAATAATATTAACAAAAGTTTTGTAGCAACTACCTCTGACGAATATATGCCTGAAAAAACATTGGAAGTGCATAGACGTAATGTAGCTGAAATTATCAGTAGACTTGACAGCGACTACGGAGCATTAAACGGATTTCTCAAAAAACTAGAAGGCGGCGGTGCTATTGATATTGGAGCATTAAGTCAACCAGTAAACACATTTAATAGTGTGTTTGGTGGAGATGCAGTTGCAATCAAAGCCTTTGATGCACTAAGAGGTTATGGTGTAGGTGAGAAACAAAAAGGCCCAGGTGAATTTGCACTTGCTATGATGAGTAACAAAATACGTTTAGCACAAGGCGAAGGCGACACTGAGATTGACGGTATTGGTAAAGTAGAAGTTAAAGCCGCAATGGGTGCTAAAGGTAGTGGCGGACGTTTAGGACATGGTGGTCCAAATGCAGAAGCACAAATGAAAACTATTACGCAATACGAACAAGTAATTCCAAATTTGGTAGCAGGTATCAAAGCCAAAGCAGGTGGAACTATTAGCTTGGGTGTATTCTGTGATCAAATGGACGCAGAACTTCCAGTTGGTGGTCAGAATGCAATGGGTCAGAACAATAAAATAAGATTTGATATAGGTAGTAAACTATGGAAACCAATATTTGGCAATGGTGGAGATGCTATTGCTAGAGTATTTTCTTCAACTGAAGGAAGACAAGCTACCGAAGAAGAGTATGTAAAACAAAACTTTGAATGGTACAAAGCCAGAGATAATTTTGATGCATACTTGTTAATTAGTTTTACATTTGGTAAGACAGCAATGGGTAAAACTGGAGATGATATTATTAAGATCAAACGAGCTGGAATGCTTGGACAGTTTGCAATAAGTGTAGTGCCAAGCAAAGCGGCACCAAGAGAAGCCTTTGCACAAATTTCATTAAACAACGCAGGTGTGTAAATTTTACGCACACGATATGTGCTATACGCATAACTTAGGACAGTAATCCTTACATAAATAAATGTGTAAGAAAAGCGACCTCAGCTTAGAAAAAATGAGTGGCACATGGGAAAGACTATGTGACGCCGGAAACAGACCGGGGTATTGCTTCCCTCAAGCATCATTAAAATTAAAGGAGACCAAGATGGCAAGAAAGCTATACGGAAGCCTTATGAGCATGTTTGAGAGTAAGAAACTCAAAGATTCAGACATACTAATATGGGCAAAAACAGAATACTCAAAAGATTGGGAATTCGCATTTAACCACATAAAATATCATGGCAAAGGACCGAAATAATATGAAGAACTTTATTTCAAAAATATTTAAATTTGGTTGGGAAAGACAAGACCCAATCGAAACTTACTTGGCAAATTCAGTAGATTTAGTAGACCTAGAACAAAGGCAAAAAGCACTTGTATATGGTACAGTCAATCCAAACTTGAGAGGATGGATATAATGACAGCATTAGCTATGGAATATGTATTAAGTCCACTAGGACAATTTTTTGTAGATTTTGCAAACGGATTCAGAATGTTTTTTGAAGTCGCAGGCAGAGCCAGAGCCGCAAGCGAGTTAACACGATTAGGTTATCACAAAGAAGCTAAGAAACTAATGACCGAAGTTGCAAGACTAAGGGGTGAAAAATAATGTGGCCCTATACAGATGAAGAAGCAGACTTTTTAAACAAGCCTGCTACAAAGTAACACACTTAAAAGTAAAAATACAGGTTGATTTTCGGGTCAACCTGTACTATATAGTATTATACAGACATATTAAAAGGAAACTAAATGAAAGTATTAACAGTATATCTTACACTGTTGTTTACAGTGTTTACATTAACTCCAGTGTTTGGAGAAGACTTAACTATTGAGATGTTAAACAAACGTGACGATGGAGCAAAAATGGTTTACTCTGCAGACATTGCAAGAGTAGAAGTTGGCACTTCAATCACATGGATACCAACTAGTAAAGGACATAATGTAGAGTTTATCGCTGGTCCTGATGGATGGGACTTACCAAAGAAATCTAAAAATAGTAAAGAAGTTACAATTACATTTGACACGCCA